GCAAGACTTGCAGACGGCAATGAATTTAAATAAACATCATAACCATCAAATCCATTATAAATTGTATCAATTTGACCCTGTGTAATATTATAATCCACCGAATACGAACTACTAATTGCTACTGACGCACTAACTGATGCACTGGCATACTGTGTTAGTTTGTTTTTCAATGTATTTATCTTCGACAATTTATTCAAAAACAAATTTATTCTCAATTCTGCTGATGAAAACAAAATAAATTCAGAAAAATCACTATAATTAATATTTAATTCAGTTAATTTTTTATAAAATTGTATTTGTGTTGTTTGAGTGGTGGATAGTTTTAAATCATTACTTGATTGATAATCAACCGGTTTTGATTTGTAATCATCAACTTTAACTTTAAAATTTGGTCCTGCAATTTTGAAACGTCGTTTTACAACAGGAGCATTTAAAATTAATTTTTGTATCATTGGCTGCAATGATATATTGCTAATCCAACAAAGATCTCGCAGACCGATTGACTTTGGCAAATAGTCTAATAACTTTACTATAATATTAATCGTTCCGTTTTCAACATATCCGTCATAATTTAAAATTGGTAAAAAATTATTATTACCAAAATTTAAAGTATTTTGTAAATAACTAAAATATTTGTTTTGATAATCAATATTAATCTGATTAATTACATTTTTTATGAAATTATCATAAAAAATATTAGTAATGAAATTGGTAATTAATGCTTGATTAACTACGTTGGTTCCAAAAAATGTATTTACTTTACGCAAACGGATTTCAGTTGCTTTATTAATAATATACTGAAATTTTGTTTGTAATTGTGCCGCCGATTCTACATTTTTATAATATGTATACAACCAATTTTTTAAATATCCAACAATACCATCAAATACATCATATATAATCTGATTATCATTGCCTTGAATTGGTTTTGTAAAACCAATGTATGTTTCATTTAAAAAATTAATTACATCCAAATCTGTGCGAAAACCAAAAGTAGTTTTCATGATTTGAAATGTTTGCTTGTTATTTTTTATTAATTCTTCTGATTGTGAATAAATTTGATATGAATCCAATTGTTGCACCAATACAGGAACGATATCACGAATTAAAAATTTTTTTGTAGCGAATGCTTGTATTTCTAAATTTATTAATACTTGTAATTCATCGTTCGGATCGATTTTAAAAGATGGTATTAGTTGTAATTCTTTTCTTGAAACTGAAATATTTTTTATGATCAACGGATAAGTTGCATCACCGATGTTACGCACACTATTATATGAAACAACATGATTTCCGTTTACAATATTACTAGAACTCAAATGTGCGAGAGTATCAAATAAAATATTACGATCATATGAAACTATATATCCACTATTATATTGTTTATAATTATAAGTTAACACATTTTGATCTACGTCTTTATATGTTTTGCTAATAACATTATAAACCGGATTTACAGGAACATTTTTCAATAGTTGCAAATTTCCGTCTATATCATATACCGAAAACTCAATAATATCTTGTTCAGATGTGCCGAAATATTTATCAATAACAGACCCTGATAAAACTGTGTCCAAATCTGATTGATCGTAAAACGATCCAGAATTTACACTGTCAATGTTAGTTGATATTGTTTTGTATGGAAATGCCATAAATTATTTTTTTAAATATGGAAAACTGTCAGAGAAATCATCTGCTGTTTTTCCTTCATTTAATTTGATACGTAAATTTATAATTACATCTTTAGATGCATCAATAACCGCACTGGCGCTATTTTGATTGTCAGCCGCAATAACAGCATTTAATTGGTTTCTTAAAGTTTCATTTTCTTGAATCAATTGATTTGTATTATTATCAATATTAACGACAGGTATTATAGTTGTGGGAATTGAAAATTCTTTTATTTCCACATCATATAACATCTTAATTTGTTCATTATTATATAAATAATTTTGAAATGCAAATTCAATATATCGTTCATTAACATCAATCGGGTCTATAGATAAATTAATATTGCCAACATCATCTAAATTATTATTAAATGTGCCATCAACCAAAAATTGAGTTATTTCTTTGTCAAATGATTTCATCTAGTTACTTTAAATATATATCCATTATCAAATATTTGCTCTTCATTATTTGTAACAACTTTAACTAAAATTCTATAGAATCTTTCCTGTGCAAACGAAGTTGTGTCCAATATAAAATAATGCATGTTACCATCACAACTTAATTTTGTAGCATCATCAAAATCAACAATAGTTTGTTCACTTTCATTATCTTTTATACAATAATATGAACTTGTAGGCAATAAACTTGATGTTAAAAATTGATTCATTTGATAACCTTTAACAAAATTTTTCAATGGATTTTTTGGACGAGCATATACATCTACTCTAGGAATTGCGCCAAATTTATAATTTTTACTCAAGTTACGAAGCACCACAGTAAACGGATTACTTTCAGTTACAGCAGATAAACTACCTGTAACATAACTACTATCGTCCCATTGTACGTCCAAATACGGTGTATAAATAGTGTTAGTGTCTCTACTAAAGAATTTAAAAGTACCCTTTGTTGTTTCTGCCTGCGATAATTCCAATGACGTTAATACTATCAATCCTTCATTTGGAACACATCCACAAATCCATGATTTAGCAATAGTTGATACATCGATGCCAAGATTACTCTTTTCATAATTAAAATTTTGACGAGCAATCAAACTATTGCTCGCAGAAATTGTACTACAATATCCACTAGAAGCCGATGAATAAGAAGCAGGAACATTATAATACCACGTTCCTCCACCTTTATTAAAAGATTCAGATGCGTATGACGCTGTATTTAAATAATCTACAAATTTATATGTTGAACTTGAAACGACTGGATACCAATAACTACCAGAATCTCCCGAAAAATCTCTATAATACCAACTTGCGCCGAGCGTAGAACCCCCTGTTTCATAATATCCATCTCCCATTTCCCAACTTTGGCTTACTGGATATGCATACATTGAATAAGACAATGGAATTTCCGATGCTTCTACAATTTCCATTTTTAATGTAAATTTTAAAGATCCAGTCTTTGCTATCGTACCATCAGCAATTGATTTAGAAATTGAGGAAACATCAAATTTTAATAATGCTCTACTCAATGATGGTATATTTTCAAACGTTGTCGTAGGACTATAAAAACTGCCAGTGCCCAGTGCAACTCCTTGGATTAAACCAACAAAACTATTTACAGATCCGCTTGCATTGCAGATAATACCGTACCAATTACCACTTAAACTACCACTTAAACTACCACTCAAATGACCTGTTTGATTAGATACACTAGAAGTCGTAGTGATTCCATTAATACTACCCGTTATTTTTCCAGTAAATAATAACGTTCCTTGTACGTCCGCACTTGACGAAATGACGAGTGATGAATTGCTATCTGATCCACTAAGATAGCCGCTCACCTGACCATTAAATAAATATAAACTTGACTCGGACGCGTAACTTTGCGAAATACTTGCGGTTTGATAAACTGTGACGGTACGATATAATTGTGTATTTGCTTTTACTTCTAAAATTTCATCTAATCCCAAGTTTTTACTCAGGTAATTAGTTTCGTTAGTAATATATGTATCTTTAGATGGATAAATAAAATGGTGCATATTATATTACGGCTCCTTTAACATCATTATCTGGATATTTTAGTTCAAAAACAGATGGATCTAGTGATGGGTAAACAATTTTATTCAATGTTGCTTGGTCCAAGTTATATTCATGCGGTGAGTAATCACCGTCATTCATTGTTAAATTTTTAAACTTGATTTCTACCACAGATTGAACACCTTCTACTTTTGCAATCTCAAGTTCCAATTGACTAATATTAATTGGTTGATTAAAAGTCCATTTATCAATAACAAAAAAATCTTTTACTTTTTGAATACATATATTCAAAACATCACGCTTATTATAGTTGTTAAATACAGATATTTTAAAGTCTACACCAAAATTAATAATATATCCATCGATAATGTTGATACCATCTGTTAAAAGTTTATATTTTTCTAAATATTTACGTAAATTGTATAATAGTGCTTCATTAATGCTAGTCAAATTTTTATTTGAATTGTAACTTAACACATACAAATTGATGCTAAACGGATTGGAAATATCGTAGTTTACTTTACGAAAATAATTGGATACAGCATCATTCAATAATGTAACTTGATCTATATTATCACTAAACCCATTTACATATTTATTGATATTTACATTTAAATTTGAATTAGAAACAACGTAAGCTTTTGCAATTGTTCCAAATCTAGGCGGAAGATTATAAATTCTAGAAGTATAATCGTCTGTTGTGACTGCTCTGTTCTGTGAAGCAAAATACGCAAGTGCATTTTGACGAATTTCGTCTACACTTTCGGAATCTGCGCCGCCAGTCGCAGGCACTGGATTAGTTACACGCAGAGAATTTTTAACAGTTTGCATTAATGCCAATTGTGAAGGTGTCAATCCACTTGTATCCGTGGCAAATTCCACTGAGACAATTGTTTTAATGTCATCCGAGGCACAATTACTCAATACACCGCCACCTACAATATATTTGATAGTGAGTGTAGTATTTGCAGGTGCTTGACCCATACTGTTTGTGTTTAACAATTTACTACTGTCATACGAAATATTTAAATTAGTAATGTTTTGTAGTCCAATGCCGACCAATTCTTGAGACGGATAAATGATTTCGTCAGACAAACTCTCAGTTCCGGGACCAAATTGTAAATATGTTACATTATTTGCATTTGTATTGACTGTAAATTTACGTGAAGTTATAAATGATTTCAGTAATTTTGGCACTTCGCTATTATATTGAAATAATACTCCATCGTTTACACTCGTATTTTCTTCTTCTGAAAAAATTAAATCTTGAGCCAAATAATCTACTTGATACCATCTATTATTGTCACTGTCTCTTACCTCCAATACATCAATGACATTATTTTCATTTAGCGGAATATTTAAAAACGCTTGTGCATTATTTAAATTAAAACTTGCTACAACAATTCTACCTGCAATTGCACGTATTGATTTTTTTAATAAAAAGAATTGTGGTACTCCATAATCATCGCGAGAATATACAGTTGATTCTCTTGGTGAATTTTTTGTGTCCACGGCAAAATTTACTGGATCCGTAGTTAAGTAATTTACTCCCGCGCTATTAACTAGTTGCATATATTCGCGCAAAGATAATGCATATGTATTGTCAGGTACATATTCTCCTGCGCTATTTTTGATTGATGGAACCAGTTGATAGATATCAATTGTAGTAACTGCGGCTTTGGTTGGTTTGGTTTTATAACCAAGATAATTTGCCAACGCAATAACATTTTTGCGCTCGCCGGCATAATTTAACAAACTTTCTTTTAATTGATAATCACCATAGTAGGAAAGAACATCTCCAACATATGCAGCTTGTTCAATAAACATTGTTCCCGGCGAAGCAGTATTAAAGTCCTTGTATGTATTTGGAAAATATGTCTGTGCATATTGAATTAATGCATCTCGAAAAGAATTGAAATCTTTATTAATATACTTCAAATCTTTTTTTCCGGTATTAAATTGTTTTTGAATGATGTCAGCCATACATTATAAATTATTAGACGTAAATTCCATAGACACAGAATCTGTTTGTTGATTAACACTAAATATAATTTTTAGATATACTTTATAAGTATCAGTGAGCATGTTTTTTTCACTATTCGATATATTTAAATTTATATTTTCTACTGTTACACCCGGTATCCACATATTTATTTTGTTTTCAATAATACGTTTTATTAAATCGGGGGTATTTTGCAAATTTTGCTCAAACAATGCTTCTTGTAATCCAGAAGAAAATTGAGGTTGCATTCTTCGTTCACCACTATTGGTACGTAAAAGATTAATAATGTTACTTTTGATCTGTGTCATTGTATCATATGACTGATCAAAATATCCATTATTTCCTCTAGTTAAAGGTAATACTAGTCCAA